TTTCTTCTGTTTCAACTCGGAAAAAATATGGTTCCCCGCCATACTCAAACCATTCCGAAACAATAGCATTTTGAAAGATAATAGAAACAACCTGCTCCACCGCCCATTTTGTTCCTTTTCGCCGATGCCATGCTACGGATTGTTTCGCTAGATCCCGTTTTTGCTGAAGCACCAGATCCGCTTCATAGAAGTCTACGTGTTGTTGATATGCCAGCAAATCAACAATTTCCTCCGCCAACTCATCAATTCTGGGCAAAAGGATCGTTTCTGCTATCGCGGCGGAAACGGCCCGTAGTTCTGAGGAGATAGCTTCTGACATGGCTCGCACCTGGGGGTCACTTCTGATTGACTCGGGTAAAATATCTAGCAGTTTAACCGTATATATATCAATCACCTATATCCCCCCACTTATGAATAAATTTCTACCTCTAACTTTACGTATTGACCTGGTTTGTCATTTATCCACTTAACCCAGTTTTCTTTATCCGAACTCGTAAACCACGTTAATTTGGAAGTTCCCTCAATTTTTGATTCAAGGTCAGTTGGCTGAGAAAATGAAAGCACATCAGTAGTAGAATATACTCCTGATTCTCTTACGCTCGAAGACCACTCCATCCATACAATTCCTTGGTCCGTTTCACGTTCCCATCGATCTGCAGATACCTGCTCCGCATAACCAACAAAATTCCTCCCAAAACTTATGTCTGGGATCTCCGATACAGTAAAATCCGTAGTGCCATACGACCACCCACTTACTCCAAGGATAAGCGACAAGAGATATGAGTGATTGCAGTCTTGTAATGACTCAGCTATTGTTTTACCATCAAACATGTAGGCCAGAGAGGCCACCTTCACCCCAAGAGAATGGGCTAAGGTGATACTTGGGATATATTTTGTAGTAATTAATGTTGGGTTTGCATAAGTACTATCGCCGCGAGAGAAAAAACTTTCAAGCAAAATCCAGTCACCAACACCTAGATGCGTGGGTGTGCCTGCTGGGTTAAGTGTAGCAATATCACTGGATAACAAATTGCTGGGAGTCCAAGCATTCGCCATAACAGCAAGGCCTTTTAAATGGGCGTAATTTACATAAGTATTCAGCCTATCTCTACTTACGCCGTAGTCATATCCGGCCATGTCCATGAAGATGCCCTTAAAGCCCAAATTAGCGCATTGATCGATATGGTTTTTCAGATCGGCATCAGCAAGCAAAGGGATATCTTCCGTACTTCCGAGATAGGTGTACCCATACACCGTCTTTCCGTTAGAAACTAACCTTATGGCGACTTCTTGTTCTTGCGAATCTAGCTTCGTAGGATTTTCACAGATTATCATATCAAATTGAGATAACCTATCAAAACTATGATCAAGTCTGTAGAGATCGTCAACATTGAAAAGATCACCGTATTTAAAAGCAATTTTAATTAAACGAATAGTATTTGTCTTTACTGGGGCATTCAGATCTTTATAAAGATCGATGACCTCGCTTTCCCACTCACCATAAACATTCTTCTCTGCTTTTAACTCAATGACTTCCAAATCCCAAACGGTAATTTTCCCAGTATAATTTCTGGTATAGACATAAGCATAAATATACCGGGCTGACTGAGTAGGTGTATATAAAACAGAAAACTGCTGTTCATCCCATGTGCCCAGAGGAAATGCATGGTGAACCTCTTCGTATCCCCCTGAAAGTCCAGCATCAGTAAAAGTTACTCGTAGTTGGATACCCCAATCGGAATAGTTTCCGGAACCGCCGATATTATCACCTTTTGCTTTAATTCTAAATAGAATCGGGTACGTGGTGGCGATTTCTTGTCTGAGATTATATGTCAGCGACAAATAATTACTACCGGCATTTGAATCTATCGTGGCTTTATCACCTTCCAATTCCCATGATTGTCCAGATTGATGCCAGTATGTCGTATTCGTTGGATTGGAAGTAATAACAGTAGGACCGGTTAACTTTAGTAAACTCCCGTCAAATTGCGTTCTGGTATATTTACCCTTTGAAAAATCCACATTAATTTGCGCTACCATATACCCCTCCTACCCGGCGCCTTGCTTAGTTATTTTCAAGGCCTCCATAAATGACCGTAACTAGATTTTCTTTTGCTACGTGGTATTCAGAGATTTGCTGGTATACCGGGAATGTTACGACCACACGTTTAGCGCCAGCGTTTTTAATGCGGGTAATCAATTCAGATGGATCTATTGCTCGACCCATTTTAGATTTTTGCCATAGTTTGTAGTCCTCTATGGCTTGGGTAACCTTACTTTGGATACTGCCAGCAGTACTTGAATTTATAGACGATATCCAGTAAATAAGAGATATATCATAAAATACCTGTTCAGGAGCTAATACTTGAACATTATCCGTTAAGGGTCTAATTTTGCTGTCACTGCAAGTTATAAGCACTAGGTCAAGTATCTCCTGACTAGGCATTTCTCCCCCTACCAGCAGTGGCCGAATTTCAATGACTCCTGGTGAAGGACTACGAATCAAAACATCGACTATTGACTGACTAGCTGTTTTTGCCCAGTACTGATATGCTCCGGTTGGTCCAGCCACAGAAAATGATTCCGACGATTGCTGAATACGAGCAGCATAGGAATCGTCACTCTCTTCATCTACACCGCCTTCACTCTCCGTTATATTAGATACTGATGCTACCCACTGCAGAGGGTCTACAAGCTGATTCAACTCACCTGATACATAACCATTGCCAGCAATCCCTGTCTGAGTACATTCGGCCTCTACATCTACATACGACTGCCCTGCCTCAACAATAACATCCTCTTTAGTAGCAAAAAAAATACCATCCCCTGCCGTTACCCTTGTACCGGCTGGGATAGTTTGCTGTGTCGCTATTGACAACGTGAACCTTTCTGTAGTTATTGCAGCTGTGGCTGGCAAACGTGTTGTATTAGTAAAAGCACCCAACTGGTCCAAATAATCACCGGTTGAATATCCAAGTAAGTTTTGCTTGGCACTGAAGTCAATTAAAACTCGCTGCTGAACAAGAATTGGAATAATTGCCTGCAAAAAAAATCTCCGAGGGTCTGCTTTACCCAGTGCCTGGCTGGTTAGCGTTTTATAGCAATTGAGTATATCAGTCTCTATTTGCGCGGCTGATTTTTCCGCAAAACTGATTTCCGGTAAATTAAATCGCGGCAGCAACATCAGCAACCCTCACTTTCACCAAGGGCTTAAGAGTACCATTTTGACCATCTCCCTGGTAGGATACGCTTGTTACCTGTGCCCTGGGTTCATACTCACGTATGGCAGCCACAATTCGGGCGGTAATCTTAGCCTTAGCAATATTAATTGGGCCATCAACGTCAGGGCTCCATGCGAAATTACGGTTCATGGGGCAGGATATTATCGGTGTCGCCAATATCATTCGCACATTTTGAAGAATTTCTTTTACTCCGGTCGCACCAAAATCGATTTCTTCTAAAGTTTCCGTTACGTCATACTCAGCCACCTATCCCACCACCTACACGTATTCTTTTAAAGTCACCTCAGCAACACCGACCAAAACATTGCCTTGATTATCTACCGTTTGCCAGTTTTGCTTTAAGTTAGTTATAACCCATTTATCTATGCCCAGGCCTTTGCCACCAATAATCAAGATTTCTGCTTGCCCGGAACGCTCCATAATAAGTAATTTTTCCATCTCAACGCGTGGATTCATGCCGTATTGGACATCGAATCGCATCGAAAAGCTGATTGAGTCAAGCCCTGGTCCAATAAACTCAGACGGTGGTTTTTGGTTTATAACCTCATGTTCTGACCAACGACCGGCACTGCTGCGGACAAAGTTGTCAAATGTCCTAATTTTTTCGGCAGATACCTCAAAAACTATATCTCCAAAACTGCCAATTGCCACTGTTATGCACCACCTAAAGGAGGACTGGTATTACCAGCTGGCGTGCTATGAGTATGCGTTTTAAGACTTATTCCATCTGCCACTACATCACCGATTACATTTATATTGTCAGCGGCGACTATATTTACTGGTCCTGCTGCGTCAATAGTCAGGGTATGCGTTTCGCGATCATACTCAATTTTTGTGCCGTCTGAAAAGGCTACGTGTCGCTTGTTTCCATCGGTTACCGGTGTACTATCCTTTTCAGAATACAGAGATCCCAGAATGAAACCTTGAGCATTCCCAGAGGGTAAAAATAGGCACACCACCTGCTCACCGGGGTCTGGCATCCAGTAATCTTTGTTTTGAAAGGATCCCCGTACTAAGATGGGCAGGTCAAATGATACTACACTGGACCGGTCTTCAAAAGCTACTCGGGCTGTACACTTAGCAGGGTTTATTGAAGATACTATACCGACACGTATTAAGTTTTTTAAAATCGGGTCCATTAGTATCCCTCCAAACATTTCTGCAACTCCAATTTAACTTCATAGCCACTTTGCTGGCCGTGAGTAGCTTGAGTAATAATATATTTCCCGTCAAACACACCAAAGCCTAACAGGTTAACCGTCAAACCAGCCAGGTATTTGATGTCACCCATCATCGTGATTGAAAACGTTATACCTTTCTTGTTTTCCTGGCGTAAACGTTTTTTAGCTAACCTTTCAGCTTCCTTAATCGACGATACTCGTTCATTAATAACTAAAACCCTACCGATTTTCGGCGGGTTCGGTGGGGTAAATTCGTATTTTATTTTCTGTTTTTTGCCGGCGTCCTGGTATTCAACTCGACATGATTTATACAAACCACTTAAAGTTGTTCTTCCTCGATAATTTTTTATACGTGCCTGGCCCTTTATTATGGTATCAACCGGTTCTTGCTGCTCATATTTTTGTTCATCAAAAATGACTACTTGAGCATCGGAAACCTTTAAACAGAGACCGGCATCGTTACATAGTCGCAACAAGAACACCAGATCCGTTTCTTCGGTCTGCTCTATCCGGTCATATTCAGGGTCGTCATTAGTATCATAAAAAAGCTTCAGTCCAGCTCCGCTGGCGATATCCTTCGAGATTACAGACAGCTTTGTTTTTTCCCAGGCCCGGTTTTTATTCTCTCCGCGCAGGGAAGATGATTCTGGTATTGATATTGCCTTAATAGCCACAGTAGAGGGAGGATAGTTGTTTTCTATTTCATCAATTTCGAACTGCCCCAGGGAAAGCTCATCCACTTGCCCATCCTGCTCCCAGTTTTCGCGGATAACTTTAGCTTTTAGTGTGGCTCCCTTATCAGGCATCCAGGGACCAATCCAAAGCTGTTCCCGATCTTCCAGCGTTACCTGTAAATCATCAGCCTGACCACTTAAATTATCAGTGAAAGTCCAGTTGATTAAGTGAGATTGTATGTCTGTGGAAATATCTACGCTATCATATATTAACTGCAATCTCGCACGCCTGGCCTTCATCAACTACTCCTTTTCCAGGGGGGCAGGCTTTGTGTAGTTGGAATAGTAATATCAGGTACGCTTAGGCTAATATTGGCTGGGAAAATAACTATCTCACGATAGTCAGGGTTAGCTTCAATAAGCTCTGAAATACAGTATTCGCTGCCGTACACCTTGAACGATATTCCGTCCCACATATCACCCTGGATTGTCGTGTATGTATTAGCCATAGGCAACCCGCCTTTTCTGATGCGCTATATCCCCAAGCTGATCCATGAAGCTACGCTGCTGTTCTTTGAGTGCTGGAATAATTTCCGGACCTGCGCCGTGTATTACCGGGGCAAAAGTTACCTGGATATTTGTTCCGCTACTAAAGCCAGACATTTCACCGGTGCGCTCCCATATGCTACGGGAACGGGACGAACCATCAATCGGAATGGCTGCCTCCAGCCCTGGCCCGTCACCGAATATGGATGGTCGGTTGGCAAACCCTCCGAATGCATATCGCTCCATAGCTTCAGGGGTTACGCCTCCGCCACTACTACTTTTGGAGCCGCCGCCTGATAGCCACCTCCAAAATCCTTTTAGTTTGTCCCATAGTGCCCCCACTTTTTGGCCGACAGATTCAATGAAACCTGCCGCACCGGGAAATGTTCTTTTAAAAACACCCCATAGGTTATCTACTATATTTCGTATGGTATCAAAATTTTTATAAAGCAAAACACCGGTTGCAATTAGGCCACCAATAGCCATTACAACCAGACCAATAGGGTTCATGCTCATAGCAGTGTTCCATAGCCACTGAGCAGCTGTCCATGTCTTAGTTGCCGCAGCACTTAATTTACTCATTAATTGCACTCTGGTTCCCCAGGCATAGAGATTAACAAATGGAGATATGG